ACCGCCCTTACATGAGCAAGCTGGATTACGATGAAGAGTGGGGATTCAGCACGCGATCCATTAAATATAACTTTAGAATGTTAGGATAAAAAATGAATATAAAAGCTTATAAAATGAGGCCCGGAGCAAAGTTGCCAACACGGGCGCACAAGACCGACGCAGGCATTGATTTTTATTACTGCCCCAACGGCGATAAAAAACTGTACAACACTCAGGATTTTTATATCCCACCCAAGGCTTCCCGTCTGCTCTCCACAGGAATCAAAGTAGAAATACCTTACGGTTATATGCTTGAAATCAAAAACAAATCGGGCATAGCATCTAAGAGACAGTTGCTCGTGGGCGCATGTGTTGTTGACCCTGGCTACAATGGCGAGGTCTATGTTAATTTACACAACGTCGGCGCAGAAACCCAGGTGATTCACGGGGGCGACAAGATTGCACAAGCAGTTCTAATCCCCATCATTCACTGTGGGGTTGAAGAGGTATACACGGACCAGTTTTTAAACTCCCACTCGCAACGAGGCGATGGCGGGTTTGGATCAACAGGAGATAAATAATGTCATTAGAAAGAAAATTGCGAAGAAAGAAAGCACAACAAGCGAAAAAAAACGCCGAACAAGAGATGGCAACAAAAATTGCCTTATTTGGAAAGCTTGGGGATAAATGCTTAACATGTGAAAAAAGATTTGATAAAATGGACAAAGAGCAGGTCATGACATGGAATGTGGTTGTGCGTAAAGAAGAAGAAACGGTTCGTCTTTATTGCCCACCATGTTGGAACAAGGCCGTTGAAATAGTCCAAGGCTTTAAAGAACACCTGGAGAACAAAAAGTAAAATTTTTGAAAGAAGAAAGAATAGCAGTAGCAGCATTTATAGTGAGTGTGGCCCTCCTTAGTGCCCTCTTATATTTTGCTGGAAACCCTTGCTAAATTATACGAAAGAGAGAAAATGAGCGATAACGTTAATCACCCGAGACATTACAATATAAATTGGAAAGGCGAACAAGCCATAGAAACTTTTGAATATATTAAATCTTGGAAGATGGAATATGCAGAAGGCAACGTTATTAAATACGTCTCTAGACACAAATATAAAGGAAAAGCTCTTCAAGATTTAAAAAAAGCACGATGGTATCTTGATAAAATGATTGAAGAGTTAGAAAACAATGAGCCCCGGTAATTTGATAAAGCACAGAAAAAACAATTCAACCGCGCTTGTCATAAATATCCTTACCGATACAGGGGCGCCCAAGCCAGAATGTGATCGAGAATGGGCAGTCGTTTTATTCACTGGCGATTCCCGATCTGCAACAGTACCATATAAACTATTAAAGGAAAATTGGAAGGTTATAAATGAAAAACTTTAAAGAAGCACTGACTTATGATGATGTACTGTTAACACCGCAATACTCAGACATTGAAAGTCGCAAAGAAGTTAAGATTGGAAACTCCCTGGACGATAACATCCATCTAAGTTTACCAATAATTTCCAGCCCAATGGACACGGTGACAGAAACTAAAATGGCAGCTGCGATAGGAAAATCTGGTGGCCTTGGGATAATACACCGCTATAACACCATCGAGGATCAATGTAAAATGGTGGCGCACACACAACAAGAATTAAGCAAATATTTCGAGGGCGCCCCAATTGGCGCCGCCATTGGAGTGGTAAAAGATTATTGGCAACGCGCTGGCGCACTTGTTGGTGCGGGAGCGACAGTACTGTGTGTAGACGTGGCGCACGGACACCACATTTTAGTTGAGCGCGCCATTAAGACATTGCGAGACGCGTTTGGCTCCAGCATACATATTATGGCTGGAAATGTAGCCACACCGGAAGGCTTTAACCAGCTATCCGAGTGGGGGGCAGACAGCGTACGCTGCAACGTCGGTGGCGGCTCCATCTGTTCTACTCGCATACAGACCGGCCATGGCGTTCCCGGCTTACATACAATATTAGAATGTGCACAATCAAGATCATCTAAAGCCAGAATCATTGCAGATGGCGGCATTCGTTACGCTGGAGATATCGTGAAGGCGCTCGCCGCAGGTGCAGACTTTGTAATGCTTGGTTCCATCTTGGCCGGCACGGATGAATCTCCTGGAGATATGGTAATCGGAGCATTGAACACTAAAGAAAAGATATATAGAGGAATGGCTAGCAAAGAAGCACAATTTAATTGGAAGGGCACATTTTCGTCCAACGAGGGGATATCCGCTAGAGTGCCATATAAAGGCCCGCTTCAAAACGTGCTAGCAGATTTGAAAAATGGTGTTGCTTCGGGGCTGTCATATTCTGGATCGCGTACGATCCAAGAATTACAGAAAAATGCCCGATTCATTCGCCAAACGAAGGCATCTCAAGTAGAAAGCACAACACATATTTTAAGGAAATGAAATGTCAAGCTACGGATCGCAAAAAAAACAAATATGTTTTGAAAGCACAGCAAAACTACATGCAGATTTAAAAATATGTTTACACCACGATGAAATTAAAATTAAAGACTTTTTCAACGAGATTGTAAGCTCTTATGTTAGCAAAGATAAAAACGTGGCAGCCTTCATCGAAACACTAAAAGAAAAAAAAGGAATCTCACAAACGCGCCAAAAGAAATTAAAAGAAGGGCGTATTAAGCAGGAGGGCATCACGCGCCAGTTTGCTTTAAACAAAAACGATATAGAAAATATATTTGATATTTTAGAAAAGGAGCACCCAGATTTATGAAAGAATGTGTGGCAAAATGTGCAGTCTCCAATAAGAGCTGCCTAGAGAAAGATTGCAGATCTTGGATTGACTATAAAAAAGATTTTAATTGCAGCGCCATTTCAATAGAAAAGCATGGCGATTTAACTTTAGCACAAATAGCAGAACGATTAAAGTTGAGCATAGTGCGTATTAAACAGATCCAAGACAAAGCTCTTCAAAAGTTACAAAAAAAGAGACATTTACAACATTACTAACTAATTATTTAGGAAAGTGCCAGAGTGCTGGCCGCAATCATATACTAAGGAGAAAGGTAATGAGCAAAGATAACGTACTAAAGGAAGGCACCGTTCGTCGCTTTATGACACTGGCCGGCACCAGCGTGCTTGCAAGCGACTTCCTCACAGAAGAGGCTTCTATTGTAAAAGAACAGGAAGAAGAAATGGAAGTTGGGGAAGAGGCCGGTGAAGAATTCGCCGACGTGGAGATGGATGAGCCTGCGATGGATGAGCCTGCGATGGATGATCCTGACATGGAAGAGCCCGAAGAAGAGGGTAACATCGAAGACGCCGTACGTGCGATGGTTGATGCAATTGCTGGCGTAGCTTCGGACTTTGGCGTGGATGTCGAAGTCGGCGAAGAAGAACCAACCGAACTGGAAGTTGGAGAAATGCCAGGAGAAGAAGAGATGGGCCCTGAAGAGGGCGAGATGACTGGCGAGCTTGGACCACCCGAAGAAGGCGGAGAAGGAGGCGGAGAAGAAGAGCTAGCCTTGCAAGAAATCGATTACATTGATGAGGATCACATTTTAAATGAAGTGTTTCACAGAGTAAAAAGCCGCCTGGCAAAAGAGAAGCGCGTCGACAACATGGCTTCCCAATTGGCTGAAAAGATTTCCCGCCGTTTAAACAAATAACACTAAAACTGAGGTGTAAATGTATGAATTTTTATGGTTTATGGGGGGCGCCGCCGCCTATAAACTCCTTTCTATTTTACTTGGGGTGACGCAAGTTGCACACGTAGTCCAACAACTTCAAATTAACATTATAACTTTTTTAGGCACCACCCTAGAAGACATTGCTTATATTAAAGCTTTGAAATATAAAACCATGCGAGAGCACAAGGTGGATGCCGCACAAATTAGAAAAGCCAAGATGAACGACGAAGAGTTTTTTGAAGACTGGAAAAAATCCTGTATTGACAATATTCACAAGTCGGTACCTACTTATATTAAGCTGTCTTTTAATAATTGGCAGGAAGCAATGGTCCTACTAAATGAAGTTTACAGGAGACGCGTCGATGTCGAAGAAAAAAGAAACGAATAACTTAATAAGGTGGTTTATTGATGAAGGTGCGATCAAGCAAGAGGGTAATCTTTATATTGCACCGCGCGCCTTTCAGGCAAATTCATTTGTAAACTGGATTAGGGAAAATTCCATTAATAAGGCATTGGATGAGAAAGTGATCGAACAAAGTATGATGGCTATAAAAATGTTTTTGAAAAAGAAAATTGATCTTCAATGGAAAGATGGTACAATTGATGTTTCTGATGGGTGGGAGCCCGAAAGCGACGCTATTGCTAACAGCAGCGCCCCGGGCGCGGAGTAAATTTATGAGCAAAAAAGAAAAAAAAGAGACGGCACCCAAGGAAGATTTAACTTCTTTAATTTTCCTTGATGCGCCAAAAGATTCTCCCAAGATACACATGGTTAGCCTTTTTGGCAATCTCGGAGAAGACGAAGCCGCTGAAATATGCCAGTCTTTTATAATTTTAAAAGATTGTGGGAAAGAGGAGGTTTATGAAAACCCAGAGGATCCTGCTTCGACGGTAAAAGAAGTTATACACAAGCCCATTGATTTTTATATTTCTACGTGGGGCGGAGATGCGCGCGGGATGTTCGCTATTTATGACGTCATGAGAATGGTAAGAGAAGACTGCCAAATCAAAACACACGGGTTTGGCAAGGTGATGTCTGCGGGGGTCCTGTTGTTGGCATCTGGTACCAAGGGTGAGCGCCGCATCGGCAAGAATTGTCGGGTGATGTTACACAGCATTCGAGGCGATCAATGGGGCCCACTCCACAACCTTGAAAACGAAATGGAAGAGATGAGATGGATACAAGACCAACACACAAATGCTCTCGTACAAGAGACAGATATTACAAAAAAACACTTGAAAAAATTACTAGATAGGAAAGTAAACGTATATTTAGACGCGAAGGAAGCAGTAGAATACGGGATCGCAGATATTATAGTGTGAAAAATGTTAAGGAAGTGGCACATAAGGTGGCGTTACAAGAGCGACGCAAACATACAAAATACTCATTTTAAAAAGGCGCCACTTTATAAAGAAGATTAAGGCGTTGAAAACTAATTATAACAATGGTTGATATAAACAAGCTAGTCGAAAGTTATTACAATCCGAATGATATGACTTTCAGTAACATACTCCAACTAATCGAAGAGCAAATGGGTACCGCGGCACTTCTCCGTGAAAGAGCCACGCCCCAGACCTTAAGCTGGTCTTCCATTCCCGATATTGCGGTTTCTGAGATTGGATGGTCGCAATTGGATACAACCGAAGAGGGCATAGAGATTCCTTCCGAGCAGCGCGCCCAGCTACAGAATTTTTTAAGTAATATTTCTGGCGAAGACCTACAAGATAAGATAAGATCTATCGCTGAATTCTATGAAAGCGATGACGAATCGTTTTCAGCGATGGTAAACAATGACAGCGCTGGGACAATTGCGCGCGTTATGTCTTATCTTGTTTTTTATAAAACTTTAACCACAATTATTACGAATTTTAATGCTTCTTCTGCCGGGTTTTCTTTCGAGTCGTTCTTGGCAGTCCTTTTGGGGGGGCAACAAGTCCCGACTGGCGAGGGAACAATTGCAGATTTGAGATCCGCGGACGGTACTCCTATTAGCTTGAAACTATACCGCGAAGAGGGCGTAGAAGTCGGAGGCAGCTATACTGATTTAGTAAATGATTTAGCTGGCGATGCTGGATATATGCAATATGTTGTTGTAGCCAAAAGCTTGCAAGGCAAACAACTAGAGAAGAACGGCCGCCTCGATTTTTATAGATTCAATCTTAATTTAGAAAACATAATAAATATCCTTTACAATTCCCAGGTGGGAAAAAACCAGCTTTTGATTCAACTTCCTACTGATTTTATTGAAAACCCAGAGCTTGACTATAATGAAAACCTACCGGCGGTTGCGTCGGGGGTTTCGACGGAGGAGTTGGAAGCTCTATTCGCTGACAGTGTGAAAAAGGCCATTAGGGATGGGCAAAAAGCGGAGATTCTTTTGCAAACTTTGGATTGGGCCAATCGTACGGAACTTTTCAAAAGCGGAAAAAGAGGAAGAATTCCCGGCCATTCGCATTTTTTGGACAGAGTACTCCGAAACGTTGTAAGTGATTTGGTGGTATATGAAGAAGATCAAGAAGGCATATTCTCTCCAGACGAGTTCCCAAAAATTATTGACATGCTTAACGCCATCAACAATCAAGTCGTGCAATATCGCAAAGGCGCAGCCTCCCGCAGAGCCGACACGCTAAAGCAGGTTGAATTCTCGGATACTGTCACGTCAGTGGAATTTTATAATTCTCTCGACCCAGAAGCTAAAAGGCGTGCTCTAAAGAATACTAGAGGCTATTTGTTCACCGACCATTTTCAACTGAATAAGACCAATGTTAAGCAAATAGAAGGCTACGCTGAAAACACGCTACCAGAGGGGCAGGAGAGCGTCTATATTGGAAGCATTAAGGTGGGAGTTGCGAATGTGCAAGCAGTATTGGATAGAGTGACCGGTGCCATAAATGAAAAAGTGTTTGATATTTTCAACAATGTTAAAGTGCTTACCACTAACATACAAGCGTATTTTGCTGGCGGTCTTCAAAAGGATGAAGAGGCTGATAATGCCATTGGTGCTGCCCAAAACATAGAAACAAAAACCGAAGAAATTAAAGCTGAAAAATAGCTTGACAATTCATATATAATATATTATATTTAATCAACGGAGGAAAAATGTCACGTCGATACGAATCAGGTACAAACTTACAACAAAAAATTCTAAAAGGAGTGAACATTCTCGCTGATAATGTCGCTTCTACACTAGGCCCCCGCGGCCGCAATGTTATTTTACATCACCCTGAACAAAACCCTGTAATTACAAAAGATGGAGTCACTGTTGCTAAATTTGTGCAACTTGAAGACCCTTTTGAAAATGTGGGTGCTCAAGTGCTAAAACAGGCCGCGGCCAAGACCAATGCCGAGGCCGGAGACGGTACTACAACTTCCGTTGTTTTAGCAAGAGCAATTTTAACACAGGCGCAGAAATATTTAATGGCCGGCAGTGCCCCAATCGAACTAAAAAGAGGCATGGACAAAGCATGTGTAGCTATCGTAGAAAATTTGAAAGAAATGGCAACCCCGATCATGTCAGCAGAGGACATTGCCCACGTTGCAAAAATCTCTGCAAACAATGATGAGGTGATCGGGAAGCTCGTTGCGAAAGCTGTTGACTTGGCTGGAAAGGATGGTGCGATTACGATTGAAGAGGCTCGCTCAAATGAAACAAGCTTAGATTTAGCAGAGGGTTTCCGCTTCGATTCTGGGTATTTAGCAACCGCTTTTATAACAGACGAAAAACGCGGCATGGTAAAATATGAAGACGCTATAATCTTAGTGACTGATGAAAAAATAGACAGCGTTGAGGACATGATGCCTGCGCTAGAAATTGCCGCGCGTGAAACTAGGCCATTTGTTATAGTAGCTGAGAACATTGAAGGCCAGGCGCTAGCCGCACTGATTATGAATGCAATGCGCGGCACGCTTCGCGTCGTCGGTGTTAAGGCCCCTCGATACGGTGAGGAGAGGCGCAATATACTTAAAGATTTGGCACTGTCGGTGGGCGCAACGTTTATAACACGGCAAAACAATTTACGACTTCGAGATGTTAATTTGTCTCATTTCGGAAAAGCAAAAACTTTTGAATGCTCCAAGAATTTCACCACCATTGTCGGCGGCAGCGGAGATCTTGCACAAGTGGAAAAGCGCATCGATGCTCTAAAAGCTGAAATATCTCAGACTGAAAGTTTACAAGAATGCGAACGCATCCAGGAAAGAATCACAAGGTTAGCGAGTGGTATAGCTATTATTCGAGTTGGCGCCGCCACAGAAATAGAGATGATCGAGAAAAAACATAGAGTCGAAGACGCACTAGAAGCTGTAAAATCAGCGCAGCTAGAGGGGATTGTACCCGGTGGCGGCGTCGCCCTTTTACGCGCCACTAAAGACGTCAAGGTCAAGGCAGAAAACGATGATCAACGCTTGGGTGTCCAAGTCGTCCTGGACGCGGCACGTGCGCCACTTTCACAGATGTCCGCCAACGCCGGCGAATCCCCAGATATAATTATTTCTAAAGTGAAGAATAAACGAGGACCAATCGGTTTTGACTTTGTAAGCGGCAAGTTGGTTAATTTTATAGAAAGCGGCATCATCGACCCAGTTAAGGTAACGAGATGTGCCCTACAAAATGCAACTTCTGTCGCCTCCACTTTAATTACAACAAATTGTGCGGTTATAGAACAGTAATACTATTTATTATTATAGGAGACTCCACTGTGGAAAGTAATGCCGTAGCCTTTGCTGAAATGAATGGAAAGTTTGATCAAATAATGCAGAAATTAGAAACTGTCACGGACAAGCAAGATGAAATGGCTCAAGATATTGCTAAAATTAAAGAGGCCGTTTATAATCCCGATGAAGGGCTGTATGCGCGCCTCCGCGAACTTGAATCGTGGAAAGAGACTTCTACTCGCCTTATCTGGATAATTATTACGACAGTCTTGGGACTAGGTATCGCTGTGGTTTTTAAAACATTTTTATCTTGACATTAAATTAAAAAATATGTTATACTTAATATAGGAGGCACAAATGCGTGTTAACATTACTTATTCGGTAGAATTAGAAGAAGTTTTACAGGTCGTTAAAAAAATAACAGCCGAAACTACAGAAAAACTAGACGCCCTTTCTAAAGAATTTCCAAAAATAGCAACGGCCGTCGAAGTGGAAGATGAGAAAAGAGCAGCCACTCTGATTGATGCGTGCAGAGAACTCACGGCGATAATTGATCACCGGCTGTTCGACTGCAAGAGCATTTTGGGTGGCTACCAACAAACCCTTCTTCAACTACAAGAAGAAAATAAAGAAAACGAGAGGGCGATTCCAAATGAAGCACTTAAAGGTGGGTGATTTATTGTATATTCCGGCCGATGTGATGCTGATGGAATACGAGGAATCTATTGAGATGCCGGAGGATCTAAACAATGTCTATATTGGCCCGAGCCCGGTTAAATTTCATAATTTACAGAAGCCTGTAAATGTTCTCTTGCTTGAGGAGAGCAATGCGACGAGAGAGGGCATGATTCCCGTTTTGTACAACGGCGAAAAGCTTTACATCCACAAAAGGGATATTTTACCATATCAGGAGGAAAGATGATTCAGTTAGTTGAAGTTTGCGAACTGTCTACAGCTAGCAAAAACTCACAACAAAAGTTTACGTTGCGCGAGGTGTACGTGAACCCAAAGCACATTGTGTCCTTGAGGGAAGATTTAAAG